CTCATGGCAGCCGCTGCCCACAGCCGCAGCTTCGCCAAGAAGGTCGGCGTCCCCATGTCCGTCGCCAAGAAGTTCAACCGCGCAGACGTGAAGGCAAAGGGCAAGAAGCGCAAGTGACCAAACTCGCGGCCTACGGTGAGAACGGCCGCCGCGTCGGCGAAACACACCACAATGCCACGATCCCCGACGAAGTCATCCAAGAGATCCGAGAGCTCCACGAAGAGCACCGATGGGGCTATCGTCGCATCGCCAAAGCCCTCGGACTCCGCTGGACCACCGTCAGCAAGATCTGCCGCTACCAGCGCCGAGCCTGCCTCCCAGCAGACTGGAAACGCCCTCGTCAAGCGAAAAGTGGGACGGCCAACAGGCAAGATGCCCGTGCCGCAGATGGAGGCTGAATCGCTCATCAAGTGGATTTCCGAAGGCCGGCCCCTGCGCGAGTGGTGCAGGATCGAAGGAAACCCGGAGTGGCGCACCATCTACGATTGGATGGATAAGGACGAGGATTTCTCCGCACGCATCGCACGCGCACGCGAGGACGGCCACGACGTGATCGCCGACCAGTGCGTGACCCTTGCCGACACGCAGCCCCTTGACCAGGTTGAGGTTGCGTGGCGCAGGCTCCAGGTCGAAACCCGCCTGAAGCTTCTCGCCAAGTGGAACCCAAAGAAGTACGGCGACCGACAGCAGCTCGAGCATGGCGGCGGGGTCATCCTGAACGTCATCACGGGCGTCCCCGATGCGTAAGACGATCCGCCTCGGATACGAGCCTCGGGACTGGCAGCGGCGGTGCCACCTCGAGCGCCGGCGGTTCACCGTCCTCGCCCTGCACCGACGCGCCGGCAAGACCGAACTCGCCCTCATGGAACTCCTCCACCGGGCGGTGAAGTGCCAGTCGGATCTCGGGTTCTTCGTGTATGTGGCCCCGTTCCTAAAGCAGGCCAAGGCCATCGCTTGGGCGCGACTGAAGCAGAAGATCGACCCATTCATCCGCACCGGGTCCGTGGACGTGAACGAGGCCGACCTCGCCGTCACGTTCAGGTCGAACAAGGCCACGATCCGCCTGTTCGGTGGCGACAACCCCGACGCCCTGCGCGGCGTGCGCCTTGATGGCTGCGTCATCGACGAGGTCGCGCAGATCAAGCCGGAGGTATGGGAGGCCATCATCCAGCCCGCCCTGTCCGACCGCCGCGGCTGGGCGCTGTTCATCGGCACCCCCGCCGGGATCAACCTGTTCAGCGAGCTCTACTACCGCGCCGCAAGCGGCTCCCTCGAGGACTGGTATGCGGCGAAGTACACGGTCTACGACACCGATGCGCTCGCGCCCGACGAGGTCAAGCGCCTCGAACGCGACATGCCTGAGGCTGCGTTCGCACGCGAATACCTGTGCGACTTCAGCGCAGCAGGCGACGATCAGCTCATTGCGCTCGCCGACGCAGAGAACGCCGCGCAGCGCGAGTACCAGGACGGCGACATCATCGACCAGCCGCTCATCGTCGGCGTAGACCCGGCCCGGTTCGGGGATGACCGGAGCGTGATCGTCCTGCGCCAAGGGCTCCGCATGGAGCCGCCCATCGTCCACCACGGCATCGACAACATGGCGCTCGCCGCAGCCATCGCCAACGTCATCGAGGACCGCGACCCGGACGCCGTGTTCATCGACGCCGGGGCTGGCGCTGGCGTCATCGACCGCCTGCGGCAGCTCGGCTACGACGTGACCGAAGTGCCGTTCGGCGGCAAGGCGACCTACGCCAACCTGTTCGTCAACAAGCGCACCGAAATGTGGTGGGCCATACGAGAGTGGATACAGGCGGGCGGCTCAATCCCCAACGACATCACGCTGAAGCAGGAAATCAGCACGCCGATCTACTGGTACGACGCCGCCGGCAAGCGCGTGCTCGAGTCGAAGGACGAGATCAAGAAGCGGCTCCAGGGCGGCGGCAGCCCGGACATGGCCGACGCGCTCTGCCTCACGTTCGCCTACCCGGTCGCCAAAATGCTGCCACGCGAGGTGCGCGAGAAGATCGACACGCGACCGACCGACTACGACCCGTACGAAGAGATCAGTACCCGTAACCGCTAGACGGAGGTCTACAGTCATGGTCAGGCAGGCCACGGAGCAGGACATCGAGGCAATCGCCGACATGGGCATGGAGTTCATGTCAGGCACCAAGTATGCGTCCGTGCTGCCCATGTACCGCGATGACGCACGCGCAGCCATCCTCCAGCTTCATTTGGTGGGCCGCGTCTGGGTGGCGGAGATTGAAGGCCGCATTCGCGGGTTTCTGGCGGCGTCCATCATCCCGTGCTGGTTCAACCCCCGCTCGCGCATCGCGCTTGAACACGTCTGGTGGATGGACGAAGATGTCCGAGGCCGAGTTGAAGGCATGCGGCTCCTGCTCGAGTTCGAGCGGTGGGCGAAAGAGCAAGGGGCGCAAGTCGCCTGTTTGTCAGACATCGTCCTCGAAGCTGGCAGTCCGGCTGGGTCGATCCTCCAAAGGCTCGGCTACGAGGTGAGCGAACGCACTTTCCTGAAGGTTCTCCCATGTTCGACCGCAATATCCGACGAATCCACGACCTCTCCGCACGCCGCGAGCGACACTTCGTTGTCAGCGGACTGACCGCGCTCGGCACCGCCCTCGGCGCGACCGCTGGCAGCGCCTTGGCAACGGGCGCACTTGCGGCAGGCGTCATGGGCACCGCAGCCGCCGGGACGGGCTACAGCATTGCCGCAGGCGAACGTGGCGCAAAGATGCAGAAGCAGGCGATGGGCCAGCAGAAGCAGGCGCAGGACGCCGCAGCCGCCCAGGCTCGCAGCCAGCAGCGCCGTAGCCAGCAGGCAATGGCAGCCGCCAACCGAGCCGAGCCCGCCGTCGCCGACATCATGGGACGTGCCGCTGCCGAGATGGGCGGCGGCCCCTCGAGCACCATGCTCACCGGGCCGATGGGCGTGAACCCGCAGGATCTCCAGCTCGGCCGCACCTCTCTCCTCGGGGGCTAAATGAGCGAGTACACCGGAGACAACTCGTCGTATCCCGGCGCTCCCACGCGGGATCGACTGTTCACCCGGTGGGGCCAGCTCAAGAGCGAGCGTGCGTCCTGGTACGCGCACTGGCAGGAACTCACCTCCTACATCCTGCCGCGCAATGGTCGCTACTTCCGGCAGGACCGCGACCGCGGCTACCGCCGCCACAACAACATCTACGACTCGACCGGCACCCGCGCCCTGCGCGTCCTCGGCGCGGGCATGATGTCTGGCGCAACGTCGCCGGCGCGGCAGTGGTTTCGACTCGCCACGCCGGACCCGGAGCTCAACTCCTACGACCCGGTCAAGCTCTGGCTCGATGACGTGACCAAGCGCATGCAGCGCGTGTTCCAGAAGTCAAACACCTACAACGCGCTGCACCAGATGTACGAGGAGCTCGGCACGTTCGGCACCGCAGCCACCATCCTGCTCCCCGACTACCAGAGCGTCATCCACCACTACCCGCTGACCTGCGGCGAGTACTGCATCTCAACCGACGCAAAGGGCCGCGTCTGCACGCTGTACCGCGAGTTCGAGATGACCGTCTCGCAGGTGGTCAAGGAGTTCGGCCTCGAGAAGTGCAGCGTGTCGGTACAGAACATGTACCGCACCGGGAACCTTGACCAATGGGTGCCCGTGATCCACGCCATCGAGCCTCGCGCCGACCGCGACATCGGCAAGCGCGACGCCAAGAACATGCCGTGGGGTTCGTATTACTTCGAGGTCGGCGGCGAGGAAGGCGTGTTCCTGCGCGAGAGCGGGTTCCAGTACTTCCCGGCGCTCTGCCCGCGCTGGTCCGTGATCGGCGGCGATATCTACGGCAACAGCCCTGGCATGGAGGCGCTCGGAGACATCAAGCAGCTCCAGCACGAGCAGCTCCGCAAGGCGCAGGCCATCGACTACCAGACCAAGCCGCCGCTTCAGGTGCCGGCGTCCATGAAGAACCGCGACGTGGAGACGCTCCCGGGCGGAGTGTCGTACTACGACGGGCAGTCGAACGGGATCAAGACCGCGTTCGAGGTCAACCTGAACCTCCAGTACCTGTTGAATGACATCATGGACTGCCGCGAGCGCGTGCGTGGTTCGTTCTACGCGGACCTGTTCCTGATGCTCGCCAACACGCCGAACACCCGCATGACCGCCACCGAGGTCGCCGAGCGCCACGAGGAGAAGCTCCTCATGCTCGGCCCGGTCCTCGAGCGCCTGCATAACGAGCTGCTGTCCCCGCTGGTGGACATCACGTTCACGCGCATGGTGGCGTCTGGGGCACTGCCGCCAGCTCCGCAGGAATTGCAGGGAATGGACCTGAACGTCGAGTTCGTCAGCATGCTGGCGCAGGCGCAGCGTGCCATCGGCACCAACGCCGTGGACCGCTTCGTCGGGAACCTCGGGGCCATCGCCCGCATGAAGCCCGACATCCTCGACAAGTTCGATCAGGACCAGTGGGCCGACGTATACGCCGACATGCTCGGCGTGGACCCGTCGCTCATCATCGCCGACAAGGAGGTCGCGCT